CGGGGCGTGGCGATTGGCTTGGATTAGTTACCGGCGAGGGCCGATAGAATGAGAAGGAGGGTGAAAAGTAGACACAAGGCAAGGTAGCCTAGGACACGAAGGAGGGGCTTCACTTAAGCTTTCTCCCATCGATGACGTCCACCCGATACTTCACACCGGGTTTGGTGACCAACTCACGCACACCGTCCCAACACGGAGCGCAGATTGCCCGCACGGTGGCGCATTTGCCAGTCTCGTTTTCCCAGACGGAAAACTCCACAGCCCGTCGGTAGTCCATTAACTCCTCACAGCGCGGGCAGAATATTGACCGGCCCACGGAGGACTTCAGGCTCTCTCGGTCGGCATTGCGTTTAAACGTTTCAAGGATGTCTTTCATATGGTTTGTGAGGGCATCAATTGCCCGTGCAACCCACGCTTTCGCATGGGCTGACCGGAGAATTCAAGCTTCAACGAAATGCGTGGCACCCGAGCCGTGGGGGGGGATGTGGACAGACTCGAGACCGCCGCGGGCACCCGCGCATAATTGACACACAGCACAGGGGGTACCGTCGCGATCCGATGCGCAAAGCGATTCACCCACCGAAGCTTCGGAACCCACGCGGAAAGTACTCCAGCCCATTGACCGGGCGATCACAAGCTCAGCGATGGAATCCACGCTGGCCATTAAGATGGAACGCCACCCTTGCAAGGAAGGTTTACGCCACTGGTGAGTGTAGCCTGTCCACCCGCTTGAAACGCCCGCGATCGCAAGCGCAAGGGGAAGGGGCAAATGCGTGGGATCACCATAGGCTCCGAAGCGGACTTTCCTTCCGGTGAAAGCCTCGAGACTACGCAAGGGAGGATAATTGCCGGCTTTCCATGCTCGCCAGATGCCAAGGGGAGCTTGGCCCACGTTGACGTAGCACGAACGACCGGAGCCGGTCCCGTCGCCACGGTGGACGCATGAACCACAAATGAGCCGATCCAACCCTTCCTTGATTGCTTGGACGGGATCAACGGCTTTGACAAGAATCCAAATTTGGATCATATCGCCCGTTTTCCGATTGTCCGACTTGGTGGAAAAGCCGGTCGCGATGATAACGCGATGGGTGTCCTCGTGGAGAATGTAGCCGTTGCTCAAAGGACACCTCCGAGGCTTTCGATGAGAGCGACAAGGACCATCACAAGCGCAAAGGCCAGAATGGCAAGGGGACCGTGGTATTTACTGGGGATTTTCATGGTGTAGAAAGGCTCCAATCGTTGGAGCGCGGGGAGAGAATGCGATGGGATGCGATGCTTTGCAACGGAAAACGACAGAAAGGGGAAAATGAATTCTCAGGCATACTTTGTGGCGCAAAGTGAAAGGCATGGAAATCGTCCAGGTTCAAAAGGTTAAAGGAAAGGGAAGCAAAGGAGGGAAGATTGGGAGACCCGAAAAATCCGTTTCTTCCGAACAGAAAAAAATAGCTTTGCGTGCTGCATATCTCGGGATGCCTGAGGATCGCGTGGCTGTGCTGTGTGGGTTCTCGTGTGGGAACCCTGCGGGCTGGGGCGCTTACTTGTCCCGCCATCCAGACTTCAAGATGGAATTGGAGTCTGCCCGTGTGACCGGAGAAGTAGAGATGCAAGGAAGGGTTCTAGATGCAGGCAACGGCTGGCAAGGCTCCGCATGGTTGCTTGAACGTACCCGCGGATATGTTGCAAGGGCATCGCTAGAACACACTGGGAAAGGCGGAAAGGAATTATCAATTAGCGGTAATCTACTTGGGGCTTTTGGAGGGCAGTCTAAATAGGATAGTGCGCTATTGTAGTAGCCACTATTTGCATAGGGGACCAATGGATCGCAGTTCAATGCATAGGACCACGGGGGGGTGGGGACCACCCAGGTGGGGGGTGGATGTCACCTTATACCCCCTCCCCCTCCCACAACCAATTTTATGGCAGTCAAGCAAATTAAGAAAAAGAAATCCTCTTCACTCGGCATGGGTTCGCATATCCCTGCTTGGAAGCAGCGTAAGCTATTGGAGGAGGCTCAGCAGTTGCAGAACTTCCCTAAGATGATGCTTGGCCTGCGTGATACCTATGCGTGGCAGGAGAAGGTGTTGGGAGCTTTGAATGAGAAGCACTCGAAGGTAGCTTTGAAAGCGGCGAATGGTTCTGGCAAGACGAGTATGGTGGCCGCGAGTGCGGTGATCTGGCACATGCTCCGCTGGCCGGGGAGTTTGGTGGTTTGCACCGCTGGTGTGTATCGACAGGTGGCCGACGCTCTGTGGCCCCATCTGCGGAAGATGATCAATGGGTTGGGGGGAGAGGAGAATGGTTTCTCAATCAAGGATGGCGAGATCCGCTATGTATATCCGAAGAGGGGGGTTGATGGTCAGGAGTTGGTGAGCCGGTGTATCGGGTTCTCGGCGAGTAATCCTGAGAAGGCGGAGGGCTGGCATGTACAGGGTCCGAGTGGGGATTTGATGTATATTGTGGACGAGGCGAAGGCGGTGCCGGACGGGATCTTCCAGTCGATGGAGCGGTGCCAGCCTACGCGGACGTTGCTAATGAGCAGTCCTGGTGGTAGCTCCGGGTATTTCTACGATGTATTCAGGCGGAATGATGGTAAGTGGCAGACCTTTACCGTTACCGCGTTTGATTGCCCGCATATTCGGAAGGAGTGGATCGATGATCAGTTTGCGAGATGGGGCGAGGGTCATCCGCTGGTCCGGTCGATGATTTATGCGGAGTTCATGGAGGATGACGGGAGCCTCACGGCGGTCAAAACATCTGACTGGCAGAAGGTTGTTTCTGGCCCACCCAAGGAGGAGCTGGAAGGGCACCGGCTGACGGCGGGTTGTGATTTCAGCGCGGGCGGGGATGAGAGTGTGATGGTGGTGCGTCAGGGTAATACGGTGAAGGGTCTGGTCCGCTGGAGGGATAAGGACACGATGGCCAGCGTGGGTAGGTTCATATCGGAGTTCAGGAAGTGGAAGCTGAAGGCTGAGGATATTTATGCGGATGTGGGTGGAATGGGTGTGGTGATGTGTGATGCGCTGAGGGCTGAGGGTTGGGATGTGCGACGGGTGAACTTTGGTGAGCGGGCCATCCGGGATGATCAGTTCGTGAATCGGGCGGCGGAGATGTGGATTGAGTTTGGGCGGATGGTGGAGGAGGGTAAGGTGAATCTGGGACCGGTGGGGACGGACGAGGTGCTGTTGCAGCAGTTCGTGAGCCGGAAGGTGCGGACGAATGGGAAGGGGAAGCTGACGCTGGAGGGGAAGGATGAGCTGCGGGCGCGTGGGGTGAATAGTCCTGATCGGGCGGATGCGGTGGTACTGGCTTTCTGTGGTGGTGGTGGGAAGCGGATGGATGAGTATTTGAGGGCGGTGAACGAGGATGGGCGGAGTTTGATGGAGAGGTTGGAGGATGAGATTGGCCCACTAGAGCATAGCGAAAAAGGGGTTGCGCTTGCTGGATGTGATGTTGGGGGATAACAAAGGGGCAGCATTTTATGATGAACGACAAACAGCGGAACGCGTTGCAGGGCCAGATTGTCGAGGCTGTGAGCCAACGCAGTCCGTGGGAGCTGAGGCAGACGAGGTGGTATGAGTTACGCCACAATGGGTTGCGCCGTGTGAATAAGCCCTGGCCGAAGGCGGCGGATCTGCATTGGCCGCTCATTGATACGGCGATTGAGAAGCTCAAGCCATTGTTCCTCCAGCAAGCTCTGGGTATGGATGTGGTGGCCAGCTTTGTGCCGATGCGCCAGCAGTTGAATGCGTATACGAAGGTGGCCGAGGATTGGTTCAATTATAAGATCCGGGAGAAGACCAACTTCATTGATGAGGTATTGAGCTGGGTGGATTACACGCTGATGAGCGGGCGTGGGGTGATGAAGTGCTTCTGGAATCCGGGTGATAAGCGGGTGGGATTCGAGGCGATTGATCCGATGTATTTCGTTGTACCGGCGTACACGGTGGATTTGCAGGATGCGGACTGGGCGGTGCATGTGATGCCGATGAGTGTTCCGGCTTACAAGCGGGTGGCGGCTCAGCTTGGATGGAAGAGTGATGCGAAGACGATTGAGAAGATCCGTGGGAACCCGCAGCAGGATGATAACATTCCGGGGGCGGCGACCGAGGATGATGCGAAGCAGTTGCGCGAGGGTATTACTTACACCACGAACACGGATGGC